ATTGTATATCACTAGAACATAAGATGTTTATAGAATTAAAATCCCGCAAGACCCACTACCCTGATCTACTTATTGAAGAGAGTAAGTATCAGGGTTTAATTATGGCAGCAGGTATTAGATCACTTACTCCTTGGTATATCAACGCCACACCTGAAGGTATATGGGGCTTTAACTTATCAGAAATACCTCAGCCTAAGTGGGAGGATAAGTGGCTACCTATTACTACTGAGTTTGCAAACAAGGCTAGTCGTACTAAACTAGTAGGGTTCTTAAAGCTAGAAGATGGGATACTGTTTTGATATACGAGTATGAATGTCCTGGTGGTGATGAGACTATCAGTATTGAAAGATCTGTTAATGCACCTGAAGAAAGTTATAGATGTTCAACCTGTGGCGATACGCTTAGGCGTATCTATTCTCCACCCGCTATTGCTTTTAAAGGTAGTGGCTTTTATACTACAGACAAATGAGCTATCCAAATTGGTTTGCACAAACCGCACAGAATAACTTTACCACCTACCTTACAGAGTATGTAGGCAAACCTAACCTGCGCTTCTTACAACTGGGTGTATATACAGGGGACGCCAGTGTGTGGTTATGTAATAACATTTTAACTGATAAGAGTTCAATACTAATTGATGTTGATACTTGGCGGGGAAGTGATGAGTTAGACCACGCCGAGATGGACTTCAGCGCAGTTGAGATAGAGTATAAGAAGAAGATTGAAAACTTATCTGTTGTATCTGTAGTCAGTGATACTGTTGAGTATCTAATCAGACAACGCAATAACTTTATGAACGCATATGATTTTATTTATATTGATGCAGACCACACAGCAGTCAGTGTGCTGATGGATGCAGAACTTAGCTGGCCTCTGCTAAAGTCCGGTGGTGTTATGGCTTTTGATGATTACACTTGGGGTCGCCATCTACCACCATCTAAGACACCTCGCCCTGGCATACTTTTATTTACTGAGCGACACAAAGCTGAGATAGAAACATTAGTTATCAACGATCAGTATTGGATTAGAAAAAAGTAGATAGCCCCACCAGGAAGGGTTGGTAGGGCCATCTTTGATAGATCGGAGAGAGCCGATCTAAGAGTTAGATACTATCAGTAATATCTAAACTTGAGAAAGAATCTGTGCGCTTTACAAGGTGTGCCGTATCGTTTAGAAATATATTTAAGACCTCGCAAGATTTGATACTCAGCTCTGTTATCTTTCTCTCCAAGGAGTTGAGCAATTCCGTAAGCACTTGATCCTCGCTGGTTTTTTGCGTAGTTATCAAACTTGCTCTCACTGGTCCAAAGGGCGAGTAAGCACTCGCTCTCTCTCCCACTCCACCCGAAACCAGCCGAAGCGTAGGCCTTTGCGATCTTTCTATTGTGGTTCTTTTCATCTTGTGTTGCCTTCCTATTTGATATAACACCATCATCTATCCTGCCTACTGGTGGTGGAAATAATTTATCTTGACCTACTACTAGAAGACCTAGTGTTACCACTAATATCAAGCCATTTCTTACCCATCTTTTCATCAGCCTCAATCTCTTCCTCAAGGTAGGCGCGATATACATTTGGATAATCATTACCCAAACGAGCTAACGCCCTGTCCCTCGCTCTACGATAGTTTCTCTGACGAACTGCTTGTGTCTTGGCGGTTTCTATTCTCCGCTCTGTGTTGCTCAATTACTCCACCTATCTATGCTGTCTGTGATAGTGGCAAGCACTATCGGGGTTATCTCTACTGGTTCAGAGATTAATTTGGCATCTTCCTCATCAGCCAACCAACCTGATACCCATATCTTACTGCCAGTAGGTGCTGATCTATACCAAGCCAAAGCTGATGTCGGATCTTCCCCGCCCCATATTGCTATGTCTTGGCTATCACTTATCTCATATAGTGAGATATGCTTTTTATTATTTAGCTGTATTACCTCACTCATATTATCTTCTAAGTATCGCTTGATCTTACTCACTTGCTCTCCTTCTCTCTCGCTACTCTCTTATCCTCACACTCAGAACAGGTGTCTGATTGGTATTCTGTCCGGTCAAACTCAACCGCACACTCTTTACAATTAATTAGCTCCTCATAACCCCCGGTGTGGGCATACTCATCACCGGATAGATAGCGTGGCTCACTCACTAGTTCGCTCAGCTTCTAGGAAATCAATCAGCACTCTCATTTGGTTCTCTGTTACTACTGTGCTTAATAAACTAGCAAGATACTCAGTAGAGTTCTCACTATATCTATTCTTTACCAGTGATACTAGATTACTGGTCGTATATTTAAGTTCTACTTCTTTAATCATCTGCTCGCCTCCTCTCTCTCTCTCTCGCTCATTGTATCCATTACGCAGTTATTGCAGATTAGCTTGCCGTTGTATCGGTGATACCAATCCACTCTTGCTATCTCCCACCCGCAGAATTGGCATAGCTCTTTCATATCTTTACCTCCCAAGAATTACCAGCTTCATACTCCCAAGCTAACTCATCTATAAAGAATAGAAAATTAAACTCAGGATTTAACTCTGCCTTCTCTAGCCAAGCAGGTTTGTCCTCTAGTTTTTTATTGCCTTGATATAGGTTGTAATCGGAACAGTTTTTACCGACATACACCTCAGCTAAATACTCCTCACCCTCACACTCAAAGGTAATAGCCTTTGTATATTCGGGCATATAACTTTCCTTTATATTTATATTCATTTCATTTGCTCTCTCTCTCTTGTTAGTTGAACCAGCCGTTCGGCTGATGTCTTTAGCTCTTGCAGATAATTAACGCAGTCGCACTCAGTTATCGGAAGTAAGTGGTCGCCACACATAATTGGTATAGCTTTCATCTTGCCACCTTCTCTACTATTACATCATCATAGCCTTTAACCTCACGCCAAAACTCTGCCACCCTTTCAGCATCTATTTTGTGGGAATAATGTTGCCAGTTAATCTCACTACCACCTACCCATACTGTCCAAGTCATTACTCGCCCTCTCCTTCTATGTATCCTTCAGCTAATAGACCTTCAAAGAAGTTCCATATATCTAACAAACCCTGTTTATTCTCAGGGTTAGCGGTGTCAATAGCAGTTTGTAAAGCACCACCCATAACTTGTATATCTTTATATTTATATCCAAGCATTACGCACTCTCCTTACGGGTTTCTCTTAAAGTTTCTTCTACCATATCGGTTAAGGTTTCTCCAGCTACTGTTGACCAATAGTCTGCATTGTTAGCTTTATCAATAGATATACTCCAAACTTCGTCTGATATCTCTTGATCTATACCAGTTTCAGCATACTCTTTATCCCACCAAGCAATAAATATTTCACTATCTTGCGGTTCATTTAATAGATACTCTATTGCTTTACTTACCTTCATACTCTCTCTCCTATCTATCTAAGCGAGCTATCTGCTCGCCCTCTCCCACTATTGGTTAGTAGAATACCACGCCACACTCCCCTAGACAAAGAGTGCGGCATAGTTCGCCACTAAATAACTTTACTTGCTGAGTTAGCTATCTCCAGTATTGCGCCTAACTGCTCACCAATTAGATCATCATCATCTAAATACTCGGCTTCGCCCTTCTCCTCATTCCAGCCAACATAACCACTCTGCCACTCTTCGGTTTGATCGTCCCAAACTGTGCCGTCTGAGTAGCGTAGCTCTTCGCTATCGGTGTCCCACTCCCAGCCTCCCTCTTTGCTGTATTTGATAATAAAGTGGTGCTCTATCATCTTGCGCCCTCTCTCTCTTGTAGTTGTTTTATATCCATATCTAGCGCACAATCATCACAGATAGGGTCGTGCCATATTCCGCCTCTACCTATCTCCCACCCGCAATCTTTACAGATTACCATTGTTTGCTTTAATAGCTCTTCTTTATTCACGCTCTCGCCTCCTCTAAGTGGATACAATCAGAGCGCAGACAATCGCCACACATAACCTGCCCGTGCTCTCTCATAATTTGGGGCTGACCTAAAAACCTTCGCACTTGTGCGAGCTGGTCAATCCTGCCTTGGTAGTAATTGCGGTCATTAGCTTCAGAGTGGGTCGCTAATCTCTCCATTACCCACTCCGCTTCTACATTTAAGAATTGCTCTAGCTCTCTATTCATTAGTGATTGACCTCTCTCTCTATTTTGTTAATACAATTAGCGCAAATTACGCCGTATGCTGTGCCAAATAAACTTAAAGAGTTGCGATACTCTCCACATTCTGAGCACTTCTCTCTCATTATTTGCCACCAATAGTTACGGGGTAGCACTTGTCAATAGTTCCCCAGCAGTAGCCGTCTCCCACCCAGTTGATACGGGTGGCGACATAGTAAAGCCCTGCCAATAGTAAAAGCGCGAAAGATATTCGCACCGCTCTCCTTACTTGGTAATAGGTAGCTGATCTCATTAGTTAGCCCCTTCTTTGATAGCTTCCACAGTTGCCAGCTCTAGGCTTTCCTCTACTTCTTCCACCGCTTCATTGAATAGGTCGGAATAATAAAGATAAAGATCTAAGCTCATAAGGTTGATTATGTTAATCTCGTGCTCTAAGTGTCCAAGCTCAGCACTTCCCCGATTATCGTAATCGCTAGGCATAGCTTGCCACTCTTCTACAATTTGGTTATTGTAAATAGGCAGATAGCTATCTATAAACTCCCCGCTTCTATCTTTGATAGCTTCCAGCTCTTCCCCGTTAGCTATCTCAGCTCGTATCTCTTCTACCATTCTCTCTACTGTGTTCATTACTTGCTCCTTAGTCTAGTTTGATGATACCCGTTAGGAGTATCCCACCCGCTCCCCTATTGTAGCAGGGGGGCGGATAGGAAGCCACTAAGCTTTAAAGCTGTAAAGCTGGCAGTAAAGTCGGTCAGAGCTGGCACGGCTGGCGCATAGCTCGGAGCAAAATAAGCCCGCGACTTCTACGCACTGCCAGTCTAAGATTACCTCAGTATTACGGGAAGTTTTACGAGTTGGTATCTTACGCCCGCAAAGTGAGCAGGCGTAATCATTAGAAGCTGTAAAGCGCACCGCTTCTACTGGGTGTAATCCTGCGTTAGTCATTAGTTGCCCGCCTTAACGCTAATCACTCTTACAGTTTGCTTAAAGCTCTGAGCTAACTTAATAAACTCTGAGAAGTCGGCAAAGTTGAGAGTGTTTTTACTTTCAAGCCCTGCGGGGCTGTATAGGTTGAAGGTGATTAACATTAGTTTGCTCCCTTGGTTAGTTTGCCGTCAGCTGTAAATAGCTGGCGAGCTGTGGCGGTAGAGTGAATAGCTATTGCTTCAGCTGTGCCATAAAATAAATTGCCACGAATATCAGCCATAATCTCTTTACACTCAGCGCACCAGCATTTACAGATAGCTAGCTGGCTGTCGGAGCTTTGGCAAGTGTCGTGCTGTGAGCAGATTGTAGCTTTCATTAGTTGCCCTTCTTGTCGTGAGCTGCGCCAATTTTGCCAGCTTCGTCTGATATACGCTCTCCAGCTTCAGCGATAGTATCGCCTAATAAAGTGTAAAGCTCATCAGGCATACTATCTAAAGCTTGCTGGATTTTAATTAACCCTTGCCATAATTGTTTATTAGCTTTTAATAGCTGAGATTTTTTAATTGGTAATTTAACTATATCTTCAGCGTATAAATCAACATTTAAGCGGTAGCCGTTGCCGTTAATGTGATGTCTTCTTATTCTGCTATTCATTAGTTATTCCTATCGTCTAGTTTTGCGAGCTACTTGCTCACGGGATTAGGATAACACACACTCCCCTATTCTTTACAAGCTTTTAACTAAACAATTTTAGAAGGTGTCGCGACCGGCAGACACGCCCGACCGCGTGGTTGGCTAATAGCTACGAGCTTATTTTATAGCTAGGTTTAGGGTTAGAGTTTGAAAGCTCTACAAGCTGGCGAGCTGGTAGCTGGTAGCTGTGCGAGCTGAGAGCTGAGCAGGTGGGGAAGGGTTATTAAATAAAGAGTGCCGATAGACAAGCAAGCCCCCGCACTTTTACTAATACCCCCACAACTGCCACCAATCCTTGACCAATCCCTACCGATTAAGCCCCACCGCGCCACAAACTGACCCCCCTGTGGTTAAATCTAGACGGGGTGATGCGTAACTCCCCAAATAAATATATTTGCTAAAGTGAAACTGGCAGGTATATAGCCCGATATGTCCGTTATGTCCTAGTTTATAAGTGAGGTGTATCACATTTATAAAGATTTATTACCAGAAAACGGGAAATGAGTTATATTTCCCGCCTTATATATAGTAGGGGAGTAAAACGAACCGCTTTAAGTTTTACGACCACATCGCTTCGGTAAACCTACGCGATGCCCCCTAAGGGCTGAGCGAGGTTTTACCCCTCAGTCGCTGTAGCTCCTTCGGGAGTTACCAGACAGAAACGCAAGCGGCAGGTGTAATATAATATTATCTCCAGTATAATATTCTGGGCCTAGTAATAGATCAAGGATTTCAATTACGGGGTT